AACAGGAAGCAGAAGAAAACCTGTCAGAAATAGAATTAATTGAATTTCATGGCAAGTTTGACATAGATGATGATGGTCGTATGGAAGATATTGTTGCTACTTATGCTCCTAGACAGGGTGTGTTGTTGTCGGTAAGGGAAACAGATTTGTTGCATGGTAAGAAACCTTTTGCAGAAATTAAAATGTTTCCAGTACCTGGGCGGTTTGAGTCTCAAGGTGTGCCAGAGATTATTACTGACTTACAGCAAGAGTTAAACGATATACATAACCAGAGAATAGATAATGGAACCATTACTAATGCGGTTATGTTTTGGTATGACCCTAACTCCGATGTTGACCCAGAGATACATCGACCAGGGCCTGGCATGGGATTCCCTGCAGGGCCGAATCAAATTGGTATCTTGCAGACAGGGGATGTTAAGTTCTCTTCCTTTAGAGAAGAAGAGTTAGTGCGTAGGTTGATTCAAGATCGTATTGGTGTTTCGGATTTTGCTATTGGTAATGATGCCACAGCTATTCAGAACAAGACAGCTACTGGTGTGAGTGCGATAGTTAATGAAGGAAACCAAAGGCTGGAGATGATGCTTCGTAATGTTGCCACTGGTTTAAATGAAGCCGTATTGCAAACATTACAACTTATCCAACAGTTTGGTAGCGACAACATGTTGTTTCGTGTAGTTGAGGGTGCTAAATCTACAATGAAGAAGGTTTCTGCCAGAGATATACAGGGGCAATATGATGTAGATATATCTGCAAATTCTGTTAACACAAACAGGTTAATGCAATTAAGCGAAATCCAACAACAGTTGGAGCTTGCTCTAAGAGCAGGGCCTGAGCATGTGAATGTTTCTCCGTTGATTAAAGAGTTCATGCGTAAGTCTGGTTCTAGAATGGCAGATGAAATTTCAGTACCAGAAACTGAGGCAGTATTAAGAAAGGCAATGGCTGATCCTAATTTATTAATGGGACTGAAACAGCAGATAGACGAACTGGCTACGCAGGCAGGGTTGATAGAGCCTCCTCAAACTCAACCCGCTGGGCAACCCTCGCCTGCTATGCCGACACAAGGTGGGCAAGGTGGACAGGGTGGAATAGATTTACAGGGATTGATACAGCAGGCAGTTCCTTTTTTACAACAATTATTTAGTGGTGTTGGACAACAGCCCCCACAACCACAAGGGCCACCGCCTCCACCACAACAAATAATGTAAATGCTTAATAAATATATAAGAGCTAATAAATCACCAGAAGAAAAAGAAAGACATTTAAAAAAACTTTCTGGTCTTCTTTCTACTTCACAGTGGGAAGAGGTTAGAGATGAGGTAGAAGACGTATTAATCAAGTGTTATGAAAAATTAGATTCTTGTAAAACATATGAGGATTTCATACGAGTTCAAAGTGAAGCTATCGCATTAAAGAAGGTGGCTGGTTTGAATGGCCTTATGAACATTGTTGCAAACAGGCGACACAGGATTCGTCCCCCTGTAATTATGGGACAGAATAAATAGGAGTAAAAAAATGCCAGAAGACGGAAAGAGGATTGTTAATGAAGAAACAATCGTAGCTACCGAGCAGGATTCGGCTCCTGCGGAAACACCAGAAGTAAATATGGATGCTATTGAGAATAATGCATCGGAAATGGGTAATACATTACCCCTTGTTGATGATGTAGCCTCTACGCAACTTGATTGGTCTGACATGAAACCGCTGGAAGAGTTCGACCAGATTGCAAACGAGCGTGGAGTGGATTCTACTTCTAGGACGGAAGAAGGATTAACCGATAGCATGTCCAAACGCATCAGCAAAATGAAGCAACAGGAGCAGCAAAAGCTAGCAGGTAAAGACCAAGTTATTGCGGAGAAGGATTCAATTATAGCTGCGAGAGAACAGCAGATTGGAGAGTTATCCAAAATGGCAGAGGAATACCAGAAATTGCAAGCTAATTATGTGCCACCTCAAGGTGATGTAGCCGAAGTAGATACCCAAATTACGGAGTTGGATCAACTCTTAGAGGATGAGGGTGATACTTATACGGCTGCGGAAGTTGCAAGGCATATGCAAAAGCGACAGGATTTGCAAACTAAAAAGCAAGAAGTCGCTAATAGTCAATCTAATGCTCAACAGTTGGTTCTCCAACAAAAGAGAATGAGAGAGCAGTCGGATCAATTCGTCAGGGAGAATTACGATTTTGTTAGTGATCCTAAGAGCGAATACTATCAGACTCTCAAGACTAAAGCTTATCCCATGTTAGAAAATCTAATGGGGCCGAACTTCAAAGATCATCCACAGGATATGGTAATGGCTGCTGAGTTGAGCAAGTTAATGGTTGATGCGAACAAATATCAACAATTACTTGGCAATCGACCTGCACCACGCCAGCAAGCAGCACCAATGGCAGGGAATGTGGCTCCATCGCAACGAAGTAATAAGAAGCAAGCTCCTTCTTTTAGGAGTGAAGCTAACAATCTTCGTGGTGGTGGCGTTGAAGACTTTGCGAGCATGTTGCAAAAGCGTGGGCATAGTTGGAGGCCATAAATTTAGTTAGGAGATAATTATGGCTCTATTTGAGACATATACGGAAGCGGCAGGTACTGGCGGCGGTGGTATGCGTGAGGACTTGCTTGATGTTATCGTGAATATCTCTCCGACAGAAACCCCGATGTTGAGTGGTTTCAAGAAATCTAAAGCCAATGCGACAACGCATGAATGGTTAACGGATACTCTTGGTACTGCAAATGCTTCAAGGGTTGCTGAAGGAGCGGCATTCTCTAATTCAGCTAATATTGCTGTAGCACGAACACGACTGAGCAACTACTGTCAGATTAATCGTGAAGTGTTTGAAGTATCGGATACCTTGGATGCTGTCGATAAGGCAGGCATTAAAGGTGGCGAGTATGAATACCAACTTGCGAAAGCCTTGAAGATTATGGCTAGAGCAATGGAGGTTGATGTTGTAGCAGGTGCTTCTGCGGCAGGTTCTGCAGGAACAGCTAGAGGTTCTAAGGGAGTAATTCCTTGGGTTACAACTAATCTAAGTACCGCAGGTGGTGGTCGTGATTTGACGGAAACTATCTACAATGACAATTTGCAGGATATTTTCGGCACTGGCGGCAACCCTGATACAACCTATGTTAATGGTTGGCAAAAACGTAAAGTTACTGCGTTCTCTGCTACCAACACTCGAAACATCGAAGCTTCTTCAAAGAAGCTGATTTATTCGGTAGATGTTTATGAGAGTGATTTTGGCCTACAGCGTGTAATCCTTGATCGGTATATGCCTACCGATAAGCTTGCACAGTTGCAGAAGGATATGTGGAGCATAGCAATGCTACGCCCAGTTAAACATACTCCGATTGCGAAGCTCGGTTCTTCACGAGCAGGTATGGTTGAGGCTGAATGGACAGTGGTTTCTTTTGAAGAAAAAGCTTCAGGCGTTATTGAAGAATTAAACGTCCAATAGTTTGGAAGCTTGAATAAAACGGCTTGGGGGGGCAACCCCCCTTGCTTAATATTATGAAAAAAACTATACATACAAAACAACAGGATATTCCTGATGAAGATGGGTATACAAGTGATACTGTTACTCGTGTAGTTCATGAAGAGGGGAATCCTTTTAAGAAGGCAAAGACATCTATCCAGCATATACAAAGGCTGGATGATACAGGATTACAGGTAAAACTTGAGCGTTTGAATACGGACAATGGTTTTACTGATGGGCGTACTATGAGAAAAGTAGGGAGTATACCATCTATATTCTTAATGAGGCCAGAGTATAAGGACATTATAGATGGCGACCAGAAAGCAATGCAGAAAGCATTAAAGCGTTTCTTTCAGGATCATCCTGAATATCGTGTTTGTAATAATAATTACTGATGGGTGGAACTCCAAATCAAGAACAGCCTGTGGATGGTGCTAGGGCAGATGTCCAACAAGCTCAGTATAATCCGAGTTGGCTTCATGAAACTGGTTCTAGGATGGGCAGTACTGACCTTGGCTATGCGAGACAAGTGTTCGATGAAATGCGAAGAGAACTTCCAGGTATTGACAAATCGCTTGGTGATACACCTGTTAATTTAAGCTTGGGAAATCCAGAAGGTATGGGTTGGTCTGAAACATATACTGTTGGGAGTACGGATATTCCAAATCCAGAGGCAATGCGTATTGAGCTTCAAAAAGGACAAAGATATTTAGACCCCTCAATTCGTCATGATAGTGGTGAGAGAGGTAAACTTAAAGAATTATTTGCTGCTGAAACTACTCATCAGTTGACAGATGTTATCAATGGAGTTCCATTTGATAAAAAAGTATTTAACTGGAAAAGAGAGCTGTTAGACAATATAGATAGTCTACCAGACAATCACGATATAAAGGTGGAATTGCGAGACAGGTATAATAATACAGTTAACTATCTTAATAAAAAAGGGATACCTCTTGGTAGTAATTGGGAAAGTTTTGAAAACGCTAAAAATGGGCCGATGGGCGATTGGTTGGTATTTGAAAGAATTTTCCCCGAACTGATGAACGAAGAAAAAGACCGAAGGTATATGCGTCAAGGCGGTGGCTTTGGTGAAAGTCAGATGAACATTATAAATAAAATTAAAAGCTATTTCACAGGAAGATAATATGGGCGTATTAACTACTTACGAATTTACACAAGATGTATTAAGAAAGAAAGAACCTTATAAAGTAGAACCGAAGAACGAAGAAAAAGAACAGCCTACGGAATTACTTAAAGAAAAGGTTGAACTATTAAAGGAAGAAGACAAAGAGGAGAATGAATAGTGTCATTAGCTACTATCCGTGACCCAATCTTAAGAGACTTAGGGCTTGATTCTAGTTCAGCACTTGTTAGTGATGTTAAGCAACGTATCCTTGATTATATAAATGAAGCGATACAGGAAATAAATATTCTTGGCAAGTGGGACATATTAAAGTCTGAGGGAACTATTACTTTGGTTACAAGCCAAAGAGAATATTCGTTAGCGTCTGATGCAGATGTTAATAAGATTATGAGTAATAGGTTCTATATAGATGCGGAAGATGCTTTTGTTCATATGGCTACTTCCAATCAGGCTTTTCAAGAAGAAGTAATACAGAACGATACAGGTATACCGCTTGTATGGATACCGTTTGGGAAGGACGCATCTCAAAACGACAGGATTAAGATTGATCCTCTGCCTTCTGCTGACGAGAATGACATGGTGTTGACCT